CATTTAGATTTGTATATCCTAAACTAACTAATATATTATCCATATAACTATTTCCAAAACCATGTATAAAAAAGGGTTCATAATTATTAAAAAAAACTTTTTTATTTTTAATGATTAACTCATTATTCAATTCAATATTTGAATATGTATTACAAATGGTTAAAAATAATTCTGATTTTTTATCTATATAAATAGTATTTGGGTTTTTTATACAATACTCATTCATTAATACTTGATCATCTTTTAATGGATCATTCAAATTATACATAGAAATTATAATTTCTAGTAAATCCTTAGAATAACCAATATAGGTTCCTGAATTTAGAGGCATATTTTTACATTGTCCAAAATATATTCCAGCCACGTATTTAAAAATAGTATTAGTATGTCTTTCAAATCCAACAATAATTTTACAATTATGTTCTTTTTTCATTTTTAAAAATGCATTTGGTAATTCATTTAAATTTCTTGTACAAATTACATCATATCCATCTACGAAACAAACAATATCATTATATTTTAATGTTTTAAAATAATCAATCATTAATTTATATTTCCATGAGAAACCTTGCCATTTCTCTCCATAACCTAATATTACTAAATCGTTATTATTTTGTTTAATTGTTTCTTGTAGATAAGGTAAATAATATTTTGATTCAGTAGCAACAGTTACTATTTTAACTTTAGACATATCTAATCTATTATAAAGGGAGAAATTTTATATAACTTAAAAAAATGGATTTTGTTTTTTTAATTTGTTTCAACTTTTTCCTATTATTCCATAAATAAGAGATAACCATAAAGAATAAAATAATAAGAATGAGTAAATACAAATAACCAAATATTTTGGAATACTTGTAAGCATTGTCATATCCATTTTCTGCCTCAACATCCAGGCGATTATATTTAATATATAACTTTAATGGATTAAATCCAAATAAAGATGGCCATTTATTTGAGTTTTCAGTTTCAGGAAATAGTTGATAGCAAAGTGGTTTATAATAAACATATCTTCTTATACCAGAAAAACAATTGTTATATATATCCCAATCAAAGATAGGAATTATTTTTTTATTCAACATATACTCTCTTGTCTTGAAACTATAAATTACTGCATGTGTTCCAGTACTTACCAAGTTAATATAAGTATGACTATTATATGGTAATTGTAGCCATAATAAACAACCTAAAAAATACATCATGTTTTCATTTTGTTTTTCAATTAAAAAATTATTTATATTATTTAAATGATTATAATGAGTAATTTCTTGAGAAAATATAAAATCATCTTCTAATATTAATATATTTTTAAAACCATTTTCATTTGCATGTTGGAATACATATAAGAAAGTATCAACTAAATCAAAAACGGGTAACTGAGAAGGTAGTACCTTTTGGCAATTTTTATATCCTTTATTAAATACGATATATACTAAATTGGTTGGATGATAATTATCCAATTGTTGTTCTATAGATGGTAAACGACCATTCCCTTCTAAATGAATAATATAAGTTGCATCAATACTTGATTGAAACATTGCATTTTTAAATATTTTTTTCTCTAATCTAATACAGTCTTTATTTGGGTGATTCATATTTATATTTAGAGAATAAAATATTTACTTCAAATGGAATTAATATATAATATTTTATTATTCAAAAAATAATATATATATATTAATTCGTATTACTTAAAATTAAATGTTCTATTTAATGAATAAGAATGAATTCTGATATTATTGAACTTTCCAATTTAGATTTTAACGATAATTTTAATAGTAATAGCAGTTCCTTAAAATCCACTAATTTTGGCGGAGGAATTGAATTATTAATGAATGATAAAGTAAAAGAAGGAAATAGGCCATCGAGTGATATTGATATTGAAGACCTGAATAATTTAGAAAATGAATTGAATAATTTATCCGAGATACATGTTAAAAATACATATTCTGCCAAATCTGATTTATTCAATCCAGGACAAAGTAGTAGTAATTCGAATGAAAAATTTAGTGGTATTAATTTTGAAAATGAAAATGAAGAAAAACATTTTGTGCGATTTGACAACGTTCCAAATATCGCCCAATTTACAGCGGAAACGGAAGATGAAAAAAAAACATGGGATGGATATGGAAAATTCAATAATATTCCTATGAATCCTGATAAAAATCCTGTGCAACAACAGCCACAAATGTCGAAAGAAGAATTACTAAGAGAGAAATTTAAATTTCTCAGAAAATTAGAAGCTTTAGAGAAAAAAGGAGTGGAATTATCTAAAAAGTATTCGATGGACTCCAATTTAGCTGAAATGCAAGGTGAATACGAGACGATTATGGATGAAAAATCCAAACAAAATTCAGTTAAATTTCAAGGTAATATGATGATGGCAATTATAAATGGAATTGAATTTTTAAATAATCGTGTCGATCCTTTTGATATCAAGTTAGATGGATGGGGAGAACAAATTAACGAAAATATTAATGATTATGACGAGATTTTCGGAGAATTATATGAAAAATATAAATCCAAGGCATCAATGGCCCCAGAGTTGAAATTATTATTTCAATTAGGTGGAAGTGCAATGATGGTCCATATGACAAATACCATGTTTAAAAGTGCAATGCCTGGAGTAGATGATATATTGAGGCAAAATCCCGATTTAATGAGACAATTTCAGTCAGCTGCAGTGAATTCCCTAGGACAAACAAATCCAGGATTTGGAGGATTTATGAATGGGATAATGAACCCTGGTCCTAGTGTACAACCTCCTTCTAGACAACCAACTAATAATTATGCTAGTAGACCAGATTTAAATGCTGGTAAAAGTTCAGCAGTTTATGTAGATGATGGAATTAATTTCCGGGAAAGTAATGCCAATAATATGGAATTTACAAAAAGAAGACCAGAAATGAAGGGTCCAACAGATTTATCTGATATACTTTCTGGATTAAAAACGAAAACTATTAATATCAAAGAGCAGACGTCCGATAATACCAATAATAATAGTACCATAAGTATTAGTGATTTGAAAGATCTACAGTCCGAGGGAAATATTCCAAAGCGTAGTAAAAGACGAAAGAGTGATAAAAACACCGTTAGTTTAGATATCTAATAAAAGTAAATAGAGAATACTATCTATAACAAGAAATAATTATAATATAAATTTTATTCAATATTTATATTATACATGAACGATGAAATAATAGAAACCATAAGTCATGGTGATATATATATATTAAAGCAATTACCGAAAACACTTCTAACTCATAATATTAGTAAAGTCCTAATGGATAATCTGAAAAATAATTTAATTCAAGTGGAAAATCGTATGAATACCGCAGAAACAGTAGATAGTGAATTCAATTATGTAGTATGTAATTTTTCCTATAAATTAAAAAATATAGAAGAATGTATTGTTTATTTGGAAAAAATTAAATAAAATACAAAAATAAAAATAATTTATGACTTTAATTCCTTAAGTTCGCAAATCCCATAAATCAGGATATTTATTATTTACCAACTCAATAATGGTTTCAGCTTTCAGTAATTTTTCTTTTTTCAAGATCTCGGATGTTTGGTAAATCAACATTTTACTATTTTGAATAATGATTTTGGCACAATTATACGCATCATTAATTAAATTCACCACATCAGTATCAATCATTTCCTTGTATTTTTCACTGTATTTGGGATAAATAATATTGGATCCCATTCCATAATAAATCACCATTTTTTCCGCCAACTTAAGTGCTTCTTCAAAATCATTTAGTGCACCTGTTGTTACTGAAATATCATAAAATACTTCCTCTGCAATTCTTCCCGACAATAAAATCATTAAATGTTCAAATAATGCTTCGCGAATATATATTGGTGTACCACTATTTTCAAATACGGTATATCCAGGTGTTCTTGGAGAAGAAAGATTAATAATTACTTTAGATAATTTCGAATGGTGTTTTGAAAATAGCCCAACAATCGCATGTCCCATTTCATGTATAGCAATATGATCAATAATATTCGAAGTAAATTGATGATTATTTGGTTGCCAACCTGCCAACATTTTATTTAGTACTAAATCCAAGTCATGGTAATTAAACAGAAAACGATTTAACCTAAGAGCATTCAACATTGCTTCATTCAATAAATTTTCAATTTGAGCCCCTGATAATCCATCGGTTAAATCTACTAATTCGTCTAATTTAACTGAATTATCGTGTGGTTTTCCTTGTATATGAATTTCAATAATAGCTTTTCTGGTTTCCGCATCTGGTAAGCCAATATAGACTTTTTTATCCATTCTTCCAGGGCGAATAAGTGCACTATCTAATAAATCCAAACGATTAGTGGCTCCAACTACAAATATGCCTGTATTATTTTTAAATCCATCTAGTTCAATCAAAAGTGCATTTAAGGTGTTATCTCTTTCATTAGATGCACTTTCTCCATCACTAGATCTTTTTCGCCCAACTGCATCAATTTCATCAATAAAAATTATGCAGGGAATATTCTTTTTGGCTAATTCAAATAGTTCCTTCATTTTCGAAGAACCAACTCCAACATATTTTTCTTGGAATTCTGCTCCAGAAACAGGAATAAAACTACAATTTGCTTCTCCAGCTAATCCTTTTGCTAATAGCGTTTTTCCATTTCCAGGAGGACCTTCAAAAATCATTCCTTTTGGAATACGCACATTAAATTGACTATATTTATCATAATTCTGAAGCATATCGACACATTGATTTAATTCCTCTTTTACATTTTTATATCCTCCAATATCTTTAAATGTAATGGAATAACCTTGGATAACTTCAAAATGTTTGGATTTTTTATTTTTATTTGTGTTTGTGTTTGTTTCACCCCGATAATTTCTATATCTCTGATGAGGAAAATGGTTTTCTCCCTCTTCATTATCACTTTCAAATTCGTCACTATTATTAATATCTAGTCCTAATACTTTCGGATGAATAATAATGTGGTAATTTGGTTGATATTGATTATTATTTGAATTATTAAAATAATTTTCCCATATGTTCTCTTCATTATTCATAATGCTATTGGTTTGGATAGAAATATTCTTGGAATTCAGACGTTTTAAATATTCTTCATAATAATGTTTAGAATATGGATGTTTTTTATTTGAATTGACTTCCATAATATTTCTAGAAAATGGTATTGCTTTATAAAACAGCAAATGGTTTTTAAATGGAAATGCAATATAGTAGTTACAAGTAATAAATAAATGATATATACTTAACTTCATTTATTTATTATATTTAGTTTAATTTTTATATTATTTACTGAAATTATTATATTACTGAAATTATTATATTATTGCTATAGAAAAACAATTCATTTATTTTAGAGATTTAAGACACATACCATATAATATTCTACTTTGGAAATAAGAAATAAACATTGCAATTACGGAATACAACATTGGAATACTATGTTTTTGAATATCTTTATCCTTACTAAATAAACTAAACAAAAATCCCAATATAATTAAAACAATTAATACTAAATTAACTAAAGCAAGAGTATACCACCAAGAACAATAGTCTTTATTAACTAGTGGAGATAAAAGAGATTGCATTTATATAATATAGAAATATTATTTTTAGAAATACTTATTTTTATTTTTAAAATATGGAAAGAAGGTCTGTTAACATTCAAAATTTTCTTTTGCATAACCAATTATCGCGCATGCTATTCTTTTGCCTGCGTTTCCATTGACTTTACTAGCTGCATTATTTCCTAGTCCACAATCATCTTCTTGTTCGTGTATAATTAATCCGCGTCCAATTATATTCGCTACATTTCCTCGTAATTTTATCACTTTATCATCCATTTGATAGTTAGCACATCCTTTATTATTAACGGTTAAATTACCTAAATCACCTACATGTCGTTCCTTCATTCCAGGACACCCATGGTTTTTCTTATAAGGATTGAAATGAGCACACATACTTTCGCATTTATCAGTTAAATCTCCTGCTTGATGTACGTGAAATCCCAAAAATGAATTTTTCTTTAAGCCGGTTAGATTTATATTTATTTGGACACATCCATTGGCAAAATCTTCTGTAAATTTCACTGTACCCTTTACCTTCCCATCAAAAACAGCAATAGCAATCGTTGGTTTTTTCGACATTTGAATAATATAAAAGAGTATTACATATATGTTTTATATTATTTTTCAATGATAACTTCTTTGGCTAATTTTGAAATAATTTTATCTTGAAAAAGAGCATCTTCCTGATTATCCGAACCACCCATAGACTTCATTACAATTTCCAAATACTTATCATTGGCACTTCCTTCATCATATTGATATGCCGGGTTTTCCTGTTTCCATTCTGGTATCATTTGAATATTTTTATGTGCAATATGCTTTATTGCCATTTTTATTTTTTCTTTATCATTATCTTCTTTTTTCCATTGGTTATTGTCTTTAATATATAATATTTCTCTCTTTAAATCACTGCAGTGAAGAGGTCTTTTATCTACATCCAATTCTTTCAGGTTTTTAACAATAATATTCGTTATTCCATCTACATAACCTAGAAGACCTACATTTTCCAAGTCACATAATTTGATCTTGACTGTTTCAACAAAGTCCATAATATTCATTGCATCTTTACATGTTTCATTGAGAAAAACATTGAGGTTGAATGTTTTGTTATGTGAATTGGTATGATTTATATAAGTATTGGTTTTTTCTTTACTTAATTCAATCACCTGTTTTTGCAATTCATTATTGGATTTTACGATCTCGGCATTTGATTTAACAACTTCTAAAATAAGACTAGTTAGCATCTTATTTTCATCATCGTCTTTTAGATCATCAATATTTTCATTTTTAAATTCACATTTTTTTTTGTGAGTATACATGCTTTGCCGATGTTTATATTTTTTTCCACATTCACACGAATAATTTTTACCCGCGACATCGGCGATTTTTTGTAAGTCATTTTGTAAGTAGTTGTAAGTATTGAGGTGTTTAGCAGTCAAAATGTGTTTTCTATAATCACTTGGCTTAAAGCATAAATAGTCACATTTTTCACAAAAGTATTCTTTTGGCGATTTTGGCGATTTTTGGGAAGTCATTTTGTAAGTATAATATACTTACAAGAAAATCGCCTAAATAGTTTTACGAATAAATAATTAAAAAATTAGCGTAACAAAATTTTTTTTTCCATTTTTCAACGAGAGCATAATTTTTCATTATGGTCACAAAATCGGTTTTTTCCGAAAGTCCCTCGAGCCTATTGAAAATTGGACATTTTTAAAATGTCCAAAATCGATTCCTTGAATCACTTTCCCATGCAGAAATTCATGATATTTTCAATATGCTGGGCCAAGGCCAGTCCACCCTATTTACACCCCTTTTTAGAATGTCCTTTCTAGAGAGTATCTATCTTCTTTTTTATAGGTAAAAAACAATGGCCTGTTAATACCTGATCTTTGGAAGAACATTTCTCTTCTTTTTCAAAAGAAATTACTTTCCATAGGCTAGTGTCAGCTTGATAATTGCGATTATTTACACCGATAATGCGGTAATTATTTTTCTTGTAAAATGCTTTTCGTTTTAACCATTGGCGTTGGAAAATATCATGTGTGTCTATAATATCTACTACTACAGGTTTGCTATGCTTTTCTCTCAGGATACGACCAACAGATTGTTCGATATCTGTTTTTGGAGTTACCATAATAAGGGTAGTCAATGTTTTAATATCAAGGGCTTCGGCGGCCATAGAAAAAGTCGCAATAACAATTTTCTTGGTTTCTGTTTCTTTGAGTGCGGTCTCTTTCATTCCACCCAAATAATAACCAACCGATGCTATATTTCTATGTACTATTGCATCATGTAAATATTTCAATACATTTTTATTATGAGCTATTATCATTATTTGTTGATTAGGATTTTCATGCAACATATCAATAACAATTCGCAAGATAAATTCTGTGCGATGATTATATTCGCATAATTTGGAAATCATAGTACTATATTGTACATTTCCACGGTAGTCATGAACCACATTATTAAAATCATCATCATTGACTGCATATTCAATAGCCCTTACTTCAACTGCGTGTTTTTCATCTCTCTCCCCTTTAAAAATCACTTCTCCTAAAAACATTTTGAAAACATTCGTTGTACCATCTTTTCTATTCATTGTTGCGGACAATCCCAACATATATTTTGTTACAATTTTAAATAAAGCAGAAGAAAAAGTTTGACTAGAAATATGATGAACTTCATCGATAATGGTTAGTCCAAAAGTATCAAACACGGATGCAGGATATTCTTTCATAGAGAGAGATTGAAGCATTCCAAGTACAATATCTTTATCATCAATATCTATAATTTGGCCTTGAATTTTACCAATTCGTGCTCCAGGTAAGAATTGATTTATACGTTCAATCCATTGGTTCATTAAAAATTCTTTATGAATAATAATTAGTGTTTTCTTTTTAAGACGAGAAATAATGTTAATAGATAAAATAGTTTTTCCAAATGCACATGGCAATTCTAGCAATCCTCCGCCAACTATTTCTCGATTTACATGCTGAATATAGGTTTCCACCACATTTTTTTGTGTTTCTCTCAATGTACCTTGAAATGCCAAGTCAATATCGAAACCGTCTGGAATTTTTATTTGTTTTGGAGGACCGAATTTTTTAATACCATAATAATGAGGAATATAAATTTTCGATGTGGATTCGCGATATACAGGAAATCTAACTGCTGTATTCATTGGTGCACCTGGAACATATGGTTTTACCATTAATTCCTCACGGATTTTATGTTGTTCTTCTACACTTATATCTTTTTTCAAAATAGAATAACCTTTGGTTCCTAAACAGGTATTTAGCATTATTTTTTTACTATATTATTTAGACGAAAGTATTTATGTAGTTTCAATATGTATTATGGATATTAAGGAAAGGAATAAAATCTTATATTATGATATATGGATAACATAAAGAAATTATTTAAAAAAGATGAAATGGGTCAATTAATTTTATGTATTTTGTTTATTATTTATTTGATTATGGGGTATAAAACTCCACAAGCCATTGCAAATATAATTGACCATGCAGTTTCCAAAATAATAATTTTTATTATTGTTTTATTACTCTTTATGTATGCCAATCCTATTTTAGCTGTTCTTTCTCTCTTTGTCGCGTATGTATTAATAACAAATTCATCTTTGGTTACTGGAAACGACGCATTAAGACGATTTCTTCCTTCTGAAGAGAAAAAAAATTGTGAAATGTCGGCTTATAATTTTACTCCATATCATCAATTTCCTTATACTTTAGAACAAGAAGTAGTGAAAAAAATGGCTCCTATAAATGAAGGAGGAAGTCCTACACATGCAAATTTCAAACCGTTATTAGAAAATGATCATGATGCTGCTCATGTTAATTTTACGAATAAATAAAATAATAAAATATATATTTATATTATTTTATTTTGTAGTTGGCTTATTCTTAGAAGCGAAGGAAGGTAGTTTTATACTAGTAGAAGATAACATGTTAATACCTGAACTTAAAAAAAATAATAAAATGATAAAAATAGAGGCATATAAAAATACAATAAATATAGGATTTTGAGACAATGTAGACCAATCAATGGTTGTAGTTGTATTTGTTTGTTTTTCATAAGTTACATCTGTATTTTCTTCTGAATTACCAGTTGGTTGACATGAAATATATATCTCATCTTCTAGAGGCCTTTGACTATTTGGACCTTTAGGATTGTAAAAAATGCTATAAGTTGAACTACTTGTTTGACTTGTAGAACTTGCAGTTATTATAGTAGAAAGAGATTGATAATCAGTGTCCGAAATAGTAATAGCATGTTTTAAGTCAAACATAATTAAAGGTGTCCCATTGGAAGCATTTGTGGTGAAAAAAGGTGCATTAGGAATTATATTTTGTAACGTAAAATCTTGTATATTTAAAGTTACATTTTCTTTAGTATTTGGAGCATTAATAGCTACAGATTGAATAATTTGACTTATAAGGAAGGATGCTGTAGAAGTACTAGATCCAGTTACTAATGGAATTATTACTTGAAATATTCCTTTATCTTTGACAGAAGTATGTTCTATTAATATACTCCCTGATGCTGGGGAATTATTATATAATATTGTAGAAGGATATGTTATTTGGATCATGGAAACAATATATCTAATATTATTATATGAAACAGGTGGAACTCCAGTATCTTCATAGGAAATTTGGATACTTGTACCCATATTTGTAGCTATAGAATTACTATTACTATATTTAAAGTTATAGTCACATTTTAGATCACATTTACCTTTTATATTTGTATTAGTAAGATTAATTGCCATTTATATAAGTAAATAAATAAAAATATTAATTTATTTATATAGAAATGAAGTTATCCAAAGGAAAAATATCTAAATTATATAATAAAAAAAAACAAAGTTTTAAAAAAAGGAAGGAATACAAAGGTGGGAAAGAAAAATCTTCCTTTAGAAAAAAAAATCATCTCAATTTGGCAAATAAAACAATGAAATTATATGATTTCAGTCATTTAAATACAAAAGGCGGTAAAGCTTCAAAATCGATTAAATATAATCGTAAAAAAGGTTATTCTACTACTAAGGGTAAAGTTAAAAGAGCTGGGGCTTCTACTAAAAATAAAACTAAAAAAGACTATTCAACTAGTAATACTAAGGTAAAAACTACAGGGATTGCTAGTAAAAAAAAAACATCTGGTAAAAAAAAATCAGATGAAAATAGTGAATCTGATTATGAAACTATTAATGATGATATAGATGAACTTGTTAATAATGGGCAATCTAAAAAATTAACATCTATAGAAGAAGCTCTTACAAATGATGTACAGACTAAAAAAGTAACACCTGTAGAGGATGAAAAGCCAGTAGAAGAAGATCCTACAAATGATG